GACGGCCACGGGTCTACAGCGCCATCAGCGCCAGCCTGAAATTCATTCCAGCTTGCCATAAAGCCGACAGGATCGTCGGTCGATGGCACATCACGCAGAGCTTGGCGGTACGCCGTCATCTCGGCAGACATAGTCTGATCCGACAACGCGAGATAGTCAGTCGCAGCAATGCGGCTGTTGCGTTCGTTGCGAATTGCTTCAAGTGCGCGAGCAGAAGCTCCCGCCGCCCATTCTTCTTCGCGGGCAACGCATTCGTCGATCTCGGCTTCGGTCAATGCGACACGTTCGCCGTTGACGTTTTTGTGGGTGTAGTCTTCGCGTGGCATTTAGTTTCTCCTTAAGTACGAGGAAGTCCATGGACGACGTAACCACCGGCTACGTTGCCAGAAGACGCAGAAAAGCGAATACCTTCATAGTCGCCGCTTCCACCAAACTCAGTGAAAGTTCCGTAAAAGGTTCCATGATAAGAATTTGGCATCAGCATTCCGCCAAAGAATGTTGCAGTGCATCGGTTGCCGCCGTCGAGTTGATCCAAATTAATGGTGAACTGACAGGCATCGTTACTGTTCCCAAAATGATTAAAGACGCTGCCTGTAATCCGTGCGCTACTGTCGGCGTTATTTGAGCCTAAAGTAGGCCCGCTACCATTGCTGTGCGTCGAAACCAAAGTGCGGCGATAGTTAGAAGTTGAATAACCGCCGGATCGCTTGACTTCCATGAGAACATCTGGACCAGAAGCAGTGGCTGAAAATTCATACATGTGAATAATCAGTTTTGAATAAGTTGAGCCTAGCCCCGTTCCCCATTCAATATTCAAATATGTAGCAGCAGTCGTTGGCTCTGCCGCCATGATCGGAACAAGCGGCTGTGGGATGTCGGTCAACGCCGCGCCGCTCATAGCGGGGAGCGCCTGAGAGCTATCGAACATCCGGGGATCTAGAAGTCGTTGAGTCATCACTAGTTTTCCTTATCAACTACGCCGGTTTAGCGGGCCAGGGGTCAGTCGCGCCTTCTTCACTATTGATGAAGGCCAGCCACGCGGCATAGAACGCATGAGGATCAGCGGTGTTGCCGGGAAGATCACGAAGCGCCTGCCGATAAGTAGTCCATGCGGGCTTGCCGCCGGGAGGCGTCACGTCAGGCATCTGCGAAATGTCACTTTCTACGAGGCGCTTGTCGCGCTCGGCGCGGATTGCCTTCCACACTTGCGCCTCCATGAAGACCGCGCCTGCCGCAACGTCGGCATCGTGCTGCGCGATGTCCTCGGCGGTATTCTGCACGATCTGTCCGTTGTTGTGGCCGCGCCCGTGAACCATATGGACTAGAGGCATTTATATTCTCCCTTGTTAAGCGTACATGCGCCCATAGATGTAAGCAGAACCGCCGAAGAACGCCTGACCACCAGCGTTGAACAGGTGAACAGTGTCCAGCGGGATTTGTGATCCGCCGTACTCAAATATCGTACCATCCGCGCCCACTGGTGTTGCGTTGGTCGGATAGTTATTTACGACAGCGTAAGCTTGCCCCCTGGACGAGTTCATCCAATGGATAAACACATTTGTTCCGTAATAACTAACGTTGGGCGCGGCAGCAGAAAGCGCCCAAGACGTAGCGGTATTGAAGCCCACGTTTGTTACGCCGCTCTGGCCGTAGCTGCTGCCGGTATCTGGCGTCCCGCCGGTCCCGATGCGAACATTGCAGATTTGCGCGGTGTTTGTTCGAAGCCGATAAAAGTAGATGAAATACTCATCATACCCGCCGAGGCCCGTCCAAGTATGCGTGGACGGCGAGCCGCTAGACAGGTCGGTCGTGCTTGCGAGCAACTCCCAACCACCGCTCGGTGCCGAAGCTACCCACTCAGGCGCGGTCGCGCCGCTGTTCATAGCAAGCAGTTGTGAGGCCGTGCCTTTGGCAAGGCGCACCCAAGCGGTGCCGTTGTAGTACATGATGTCGCCCGCCGCCTGCGAAGACAGGGCGATCTTTGCTCCAGTAACACTGTTGTCTTGAATAACCGGCGCGGTGCCGGGTTTGTGGACGACCCAAGACAGAACCTCGATGCCAGCCGTGACGCTGGAAGTCGTGGTGATCGTGGTGCCGCTGACTGTGTAGTCAGTTCCGGGAGCCTGAAGAACACCGCCAACTGTCAGTAGGACGCTGTTGGTGGATGCGTTGACATCAAGAGTGAAACTGGTGCCACCGCCAGTGCCGTGGTTCTTGAACGTCACTCCCTGATTGCCAGCGAAATTAAGGAAATTACTCATTCGTCTGGCTCCTACGAGTTATCAAATCCAAAGAGTTTATAATTGCATCTACTAATATTACCTGTAGACATCCGCAATCTAATGCCGTCACAGTCTCCAAGACTTCCTGTTGAGTTCATCCATGCACCATTAAAGGATACAGGAGCATAACCAGCAGGTTCAAATGCCCCACTCGTAAAGCCATAACGGTTTTTAGTAGCTGCGTCAGCAATACGATCAAATTCCATCGACATGATGAGGTTTAGAGTTGATCCCGAAGATATAGCATCCGTATTGGGAGTTAAGTTAATCTCGGTAGCAGCAGCGAGTGAAGCACTGTCATATCCACCATTCGTTTTGTCGTATCGGATTGTATAATAGTGATTGCTATCACTTGCCCATGTAGCGCCGTTATCATAAGAAAGAGACAACCGTAAAATGGACGCTGATGCTGGGAGGAAATCCCATAGCTTTAGGATATGGTACTGATACGTTAAACCTGTAAACTCTAAGGTTGCTGCATTTGATACAGAACCTTGAGCAACAGTGTTCATTGCTACAGTATCCGTGATACCCAAGAAGGACGATGAAGGTTTCGTGTTAGCCATTAGAGCTTGCTCCTCTCAGCGGCGATCAACGCCTCTTGGTTTGCAAGCCAGCCGCCGTCAGTGCCGAGTGTGGCTTCGCGCAAACGGCGTTGGGTTACTTCGCTTTCAAGGCGGTCGATTTCGACGAGGACGACCTGTTGGGCAGCAAGCCGTTCACACTCGGTTTGGATTTCCAATTCGGTTGGGAAAACAGTGCCGTCGTGTGCAATCAACCCAGCATACGTATTGTCGGTGTTTACAAACTGGGCATTCGGACGGAGCGACGAGATGGCCGCAGACGCTAAGTGGTGCATCATCCCGCAATCTCCATAGCTGTGATGGTTGACACGTTACGGCTAAACGAACTGTTGTCCGAGTCCGTGGTCGAACGGTTAATATAAACAGTGCCTGTGCCGTACTGACTGCCATACACTGAATAGGTAATTGAGCTTACCGACGCGGGGCTATCAAGCTCAACAAGAGTGCGCTGCGTTTGTGATTGGTTCGAGTAGCTTGCGCCACCCGCATGAATTTGGCGACGACTACCTGCGGCTGCGCCTTGCGTTAACAACGTACTATCCCGCGCCAAGTCAAAAGCTGCAAACTGAGTGGTGGAGATTGTGTCAAAGTGAACCGTAGCCATAACCAGAATTTTGTTAGATGTAGAGGCGGGGGTGATGTTAACGGCCAAGCCCGTCACGATGGCGGGCGTGGCGCTAGTAGTAGTCCATGTCGCAGCCGTTAAGATTGTCTGCTGAACTTGCAGCACCTTGCCGAGACTAACGGAGGCGGCGATCTTTGCAGAGGTAACAGAAAAATCAGCCAGCTTGGCAGTGGTTACGCTCCCGTCTGCCGGTGTCGCCGCTGGGATCGTTGTGGTAAACGTGGCCTCAACATTGCTGACGCCAGCGCCAATCGCTGCATCGAACGTAACTACAGCGCCGCTGACGCTGTAGGTATTGCGGTGCTGCTGGATGCCGTCGAACGTGATCTCGACGTTATCTTCAGTGCCGGGATCGGCGGACAGGGTGAGTTGCGTGGTCGATCCAGCCGTGAAGTCCACACCCGCCGCGAAGTTATCCGTAGTCGGAGTGCGGGTCTGCCGTAGACCGGGATCAGTGCCGTTGAGGAAACTCATCAGGTGATCTCCAGAATGCTGATGGTGCATTCAATGTTTGTATCAGCCCCCTTGATCTGGATGTAATCACCCGCCTCCAAGACCAGCTTGCCCTGGATGGGGTTGAGCGTGTCGTTCACCGGGATGCTGATGTCGTTGGCGATGATAGCTTCAGAGCCGCCGCCAGAGGTGACCGTCTTGACCGCAAAGGTCTTGGCATCACTGGCGTGGACGTTCGCCGCTTGAAAACCAATCACGATAGCGGTGGTCAATGCCGGGGCAGTGTACGCTGTGACGTAGCTTGCCGTGGTGTCTTGGATTACTCGTTGAAATGTTTCAGCCATAATTTATCTCCTAACTCAGGGCCAACAACAGGCCGACGCTGACCGGGCCGGTGGGGCCGGTGGGGCCGGTTGCACCCGTGGCCCCGGTTGCGCCAGTGGCCCCGGTGTCACCGTTCCTGTTGAACTGAACCCTGACCGGGTCCGTGTCGTCGATGGTGCCATTGCTGGCGAGGTGGCTGACCGCCAGTTCCGACCATCCGCTGTTATCCGTCAAAGCGGAAATCGTGAAGATGGCGAAGTTGCCGGGGTTCTGGTCTTCGAAGATATGGAGGTAGCCCTTGACCGTGCCGGTGCTGTCATCCCACGTCACAATGTACGGCGAGATATCTGGGTTGTTGGTGTCCGCCGTCTGGTCGTCGATGGCGATTGCAGTGACTGAAGAATAGGTTGCGTCGTTGAACCGGATGATGCCGGTGCCGGGATCGGCCATCGATGTCGTTGTCGAGAAGGTGTACTTGTTGGCGAAGGCAGCCGCGCTGTTGGCCGCTGCCGTCGCGCTCGCCGCCGCCGCCGTGGCGTTAGACTCAGCGTTGCTAATTTATGTGGACGTAGGCCCGTTAACCAACGCAGTGCCGCTGGAATTCCAAGATATAACCGCGTTGCTTGTTGCGGTGCCGGGCATTTCAATGCCGGACAGCAAACTGGAAACCGGGAATTTTACCGTGCGCTGTTGAACCTCACGCGTG